CCCTGCGGACTACGAGTTCTGCATTAAAGGCACAATGGGGATTGTAGCACGAGAGTTCGAGCAGTCGTCACTTACGACGCTGCTATCGGTTATTCAACCAGAATCCCCCGCTCACGCGGTCTTGCTGAAGGGTATCGTAGAGCTTTCGGGTTCTCCTCAGCGAGATGAGCTTATTGCCGCACTTGAGAAGGCTAACCAGCCTGACCCAGAGCAGGTCAAGCAACAGCAGCAGATGCAGCAGATCCAGCTGGAATCAGCTGTAGAAGCTCTCAAGGAGCAGAAGCTAGAGAATGCTAAGACGCAGGCACAGATCGCACAGATCGTGGCTGAGACAGAGCAGACTAAGAAGATGACCGACCTAGAGGATGAGAAGGTAGACATCCAAGCCGCTAACGCCGCTGCCGCTATAGGCAAGGCTAGGATGGATGACCGCAGTAAGAGGGAAGAGCGGGAGTCTAGGGAACGGATCGAGAAGCAAAAGGCACGTAAAGCTAAGACAGGGGCATAATAATGATCAATGAAGGGGATCAAGTATTCAGGGAACAGATGCTCGGCTTGACCGGCACTCCTGAATGGAAAGCATTTACAGCGGACCTTGAGAAGGAAGTCTACCACAATCAGGCTGGCTTACTTGAGAACGCAACGAACTGGGATCAGGTAGTGTTTGCGAAGGGCTGGAACAAGTGTCTTGCCTACATCATAAACACTCGTGATCGCATAATCCTCGAAGTCCAGAATGAAGCGGTAGAAGGTGACGCCAATGCCGACTTATGATTACCGATGCGATCAGCACGGGGACTTTGAGCAAACTAACCGAATGGTAGATCATGCAAAGGGCACTTGCCCCACCTGCGGTGAAACCTGTCGGCAAGTGGTAAAGGCCGTCGCTAAACACGGACTCGACCTTGAGGCTATGTCACGTTGTGGCATGCCCGGAGCTTTCGAGACTGTAGGCGACCGAATCACGAAACGCCACCGGAGCGTTCCACAGGCCCACAAGCCTGTATCCCGGCACTAAGAGGGCTCCCCACCCGCATCCTCGCGAAGGGAGAAATACACTACCGTACACCCAATTGTGGGAGCGGAACATTACGAGGAGTCACTAACCATGGCTAACGAAGAATACCCACACCTTGAAGGCTTTAAGTTTGAAGACTACGCTAAGAAGGCGATGGGACAGGAAGGGTTAGACGAAGAGATCCAAGAAGCAGCAGTCCAACAGGAAGAGCGAGCCTCCACCCCTGAAGTAGACTGGGAACAACGGTACAAGGAACTTGAGCAGCTTAACTCCCGCCAAGCACAAGAGGTTGGGAGCCTGCGAAAAGAGACTGAGCAGTACCGAACTGCGTTCGACGAGTACCTTCTGAATGAGAACCCCACACCGGCTGAGGAAGCCAATGCTCCGACAAGCATCACTTCTGATGATTTGTTCGAGCGACCTGATGAGGTACTCAATCAAGCGATTGAGAATCATCCCGCAATCAGGGACGCAAAGGAAGTAGCGGAACGAGCACGACGTACGGCCATTCTTGAGGCCAAAGGTCAGTTCGAGTCGAAACATCCTAAGTATCAGGAAACCATGTCAGACCCTGCTTTTGCAGCTTGGGTAACGGCAAGCGGCACCAGAGTATCACTCGCACAACGTGCGGATCAGTGGGACTTTGATGCAGCTGACGCCTTATTCTCGTTGTATGAGTCGGAAACAGCGTTGAACGGATTGACGGCACAGACCACAGCAGAGCGCGCTCTTGAGCAAGCTTCACTGGAATCTGCCGGGATCGGTGATCCACCGCCCACAGCTAGATACTCCCGAAGTGAGATGCGTGAAGTAATGATCGCGTCGAAACGAGGGGATATGAAGGCTGAGCGGTATCTCGAAACCCACCTGCCCAAGTATCGTGCGGCGTTGCAAGCTGGCGAGGTTACTGACTAATCTAATATCCTAACCACTACGCAAGAGGATTTACCCCATGGCCGCAACATTTGCTGCAACAAATGCTGTCGTAAAGGGATCAAGCCCCACAGGCGTTGATTATTTCATCCCAGAACTTTGGTCTGATGAAGTACTCGCTGCCCACAAAGCTAATCTCGTTATGCAGTCTTTGATCAAGCTCATGCCGTTTGCTGGACAGAAGGGTGATACTGTACGTGTACCGCTGCCGGTTCGTGGCTCCGCCACTGCCAAGACAGCTGCTAACGCAGTAACGCTCATCACCGCAAGTGATACGAAGTTTGATCTCACCATTGACCAACACTACGAATATTCTCGTTTGATCGAGGACATCGTATCTGTACAGGCCAATGATTCACTCCGCCAGTTCTACTCCGACGATGCAGGCTACGCGCTTGCTATTCAGGAAGACACTGCCATTCATTCAGAAGGCGCGAAGTTCGCTGCTCCTGACGCTACGCCGACAACGGCTGGTTCTGCCTACTCCAAGGCTGTAATCGGCGGTGATGGCTCTACCGTCTGGTCGCAGGCTTCGTCTGGTAACGGCTCGGCTCTGACCGACGCTGGTATCCGCCGGGCTATCCAAGCTCTGGATGACAACAACGTACCTGACCGTATGCGTCAGCTCGTCATTCCGCCCATTGAGAAGCGTAAGCTCCTCGGCGTTTCTCGGTTCACCGAGCAGGCGTTCACGGGTGAGTCTGGTTCGAGCAACAGCATCCGCAATGGTCTCATCGGCGACGTCTACGGTATCCCCGTATATGTCAGCACGAACTGCGCAACTGTCGAAGCTAATGACAGCACCGCATACCGCGCTTGCCTGATGTTCCAGAAGGACGCAGTTGTAATGGCAGAACAGATCGTACCTCGCACGCAGACCCAGCCGAAACTTGAGTTCTTGGCTGACCTGTTTGTTGCTGACGTTCTGTACGGTGTTGGTACACCGCGTCCAGAAAATGGCGTAGCACTGATTGTTCCTAACGCTTAATCTTAAGAGGAACTAAATCATGGCTATCGAAACAGCAACAACGTCTGGGACTACGCGTGTATCTTCGGATAACGCGCGTCAGTTTCGTTCGATCTTTAAGGCCGTTGTTATGTGCCAAGTCACGTTTGAGGAAGACTCAATCGCGGCTGGTGCAAGCTCCGCTGCTGTATACACTGGTGTTACTGGTGCACGGCAGGGTGACTTCGTACTTGTTTCCGCTATATCTGACCTTGGGGATGACATCATCTTCACGGCGCAGGTTACGGCAGACGACGAAGTAACGGTTATCGCTACTGATGCTAGTGCAGCGACGAATACGTCCGCTGCTACAGTTGGCAATCTGAACCTTCTGGTTCTGAGAGTTGACGCTGGTGTCTTCTCGGCGGCAGGATCGTACTAAGGTTTCTTGGGGGTGCACCTTAAAGCACCCCCTCCCACTTTACTAGGAGGATGACGCGTGGCTGATCGCCGGTTCGCACTTATTAACCACTCGCATGCTGGCTCTGGCTCTACAACAGGCGTCACCCTCGAACTTTCTGACCTCACTGATGTCAACACGAGTACCGCTACGGCGCGGAATGTGTTGGTTGCTGATGGGGTAGATTGGGAGAGCCGGGCTCTAACCGAGCTTGACATCTCCGACCTTGGTAGTTATTCCGTCGTGGGCCACACCCACGTAGAGGCGGACATAACTGACTTGCAGGCATACCTTACGGCTGAGGTCAACGACCTTTCAGCGGCTGTCACATGGGCTAATATCCCAGACGCTAACGTACCGGAGTCTGCTGTCACGCAGCACCAAGCTGCGCTCTCTATTACTGAGTCACAGATCAGTGACCTGCAACCGTACCTGCTCTTTGAGAGCGATACGCTGGCTACTGTACTGGCTCGCGGTACAACTGCTACCAGTAACATGACCCTTACGGGTAACTTCAATGCTACCACTATTGGTGGTATCACAGAAGGCAATCTCGTAGACAAGTCGGTCAATGAGACGATCACTGGCGATTGGACGTTCAATGGAACGACCACGCTTGTTGGTACGCTGAACATCACTGGTGATATTAACGCTACTGGCGACGTCAGCGGTGCCACCATAGGTGGTATCACAGAGGCGAACCTGTTAGACAAGAGCGCAGCAGAAACAGTATCTGGTGGACAGTGGACATTTGCTAACACCACCAACAACACGTCTGGTGGCTTCCGCACAAATAATGCGGTGTATTTCCGGTCGAAAGAGGTCGGTGGCACGACGAGGTCTCTTATAGGTATCAACGCCTCTGATGAGGTTATCGTAGGGACAAGTGTTCTGCCAGCACGGATACAGGGCACCGCCAT